AAACCATAATATTTCTGAAGTCATTCAAGAACTGCTGTAAATAATCTGATCTCAAAACATTTATTGTTCTTTTTTCGTTATTCTTAACAACTTCATATTCGTAATTTGATATACCAACTACAGGATTTAAAGTTGCTGTTGGATCTGCTGGATTTGGAATTGTAAAGTTACTATCAACCACTTTTCCTGCAGGTAAAATAATTCTTCCTCTAGAATCTTTTACTTCGGTTGTCTCATAATGACGAATTGCATTTAGATCATCGCCATATTTGTCTTCCGAATATCTGTAGACTTGATAATCAGACAATGGCCATTGATCTCTAACATTTGTGATACCAGCAGTGATTAAAACAACCCAATCTAGATTTGATTTCCCATAAAGTTCTTCTGCTACTGTCTCTGGTCTCGCACCATCTTCAATTATATACTTATTAAAAAGAGTAAAGACATTCTTCAAATCATCACGAAGTTTTACTCTACGAAATAGATTTTTTACACGAACATATTCATCTGAACCGTTTCTATGTGATAGAAAAGATTGATAGTTTAAATCTGGTAGTTCTCTAAAGTAACCCATCAGTAACCTACACCTCTTTGAGATTCTTTATTAGAATAATCTTCTGCATAAATTGGATTTAGTTCTTGGAATGAAAGTTGCATTTTCATATGTACTGGTGTTGTATCACTATACGTTGCATAAGTTCCAGAACCAGTATAGTTAACGGACATATTAACCAAAGCCATGGGTTTAAATGTATTTAAGAACTCATGCTTTTGATTACCAGTTTTATATGTTAACTGAAAAACATTTGGTGAACCAAGAAATAAACCGTCTGAAGATTTACTAGCATTTGGTGCCATATTTATTTTAAATTCTCTAATTATTTGTTTTATAACTTTTGCTTCATCAGCATCTCTTGGAGTAAAATCAAAATCAAAATTAAATGATCTCAATTTTACACCATTAAATAAAAGTTCAGTATTTGGATTTAGAATTTGCCCACTGGATCTTGCTAAAAGACCATTTAATGATGTATTAGCACCTAATATGTTTATTGCTTTAGATGTAAAAAACTGATTAGCTAAAGTTCTTAAAGTGTCAGTTTCTCCAGCACCTTTAAGGTCACCTATAATATTACCAATTTTACCTGGAATTTCTTGTGCTCTTGATCCAATTAAGTCACTAACTTGACCAGCACCATAAGCAGCAATACTATTTAAACTGTCTTCTCCCCATCCGACAGCATTTGTATCTTGAATATTTTGTGGAATTGGTAAGAATATGGTTTGTTTTGGTACAGTAGTTCTTAAATTTTTTGAAGCTGTATTTTGTACAAATAGACGATTTTTGAGTTGGTTAACATTTTCAGGTATATCTAATCCAGTTGCTTTATATTGTTTAATATCAATCTGCAAGTAGTCAGTATCTTTCTCCATCTGCTTAAGAGGATATCTTAATCCTCTATCAGATTTCTCTTGATTTTTCTTACTATTAGGGCGCTGTGGAGTATTAGTTCCAGGCGGCACTACTTGTAGTCTTATTGGATCAGGCATCGCCTTTTTTAACTATTTAGACGTATATTTTGAAAAGGTATCATTTGTAGGTCTTTTAGTTCAGATCTTGTGACTTCATAGATACCGCCAGCAATTTCATTCCATGTATATTGTCTAACACTACCATCCCAATGAAAGTTTATTCCACGAAATCCCCATTGAAATACATCAGTTACGGCAACTAATGGATGTTGATCATAACTAATGTTTGGAGTTTTTGCATTGTAGATAAAGATATAAAATTTACCAGATTCTGGAACTTTTGTTCCTTCTTCTAGTGCATCAATTAATTCAAGCATGATATCATCCGGATGATCATATTTACCAACTTTATCGGAGATATGACGAATCCGATTTATATTATAATCAGTATCAGTTCTTCCTCTTCTTTGCTTTAGAGTTTTTCTTGGCATTTTAGATACCTAGTTCGTCCTCTGTTAAAACTTTAAACTCCCATTGACGATCTGCACAAAATTCTTTCGCTGCTTCCCATTTTGCTTGGTTCTTAACATATTCACGTACTTCATAAATGTAACCTCTGGTCTTTTTCTTTTGAACTTTTGGTTCAATACATTGTTTTTTAGGTTTGATTTCAATGATGTATTTTTTTATCTGACCAGTTGACTCGCGAACCTTAATATAAAAATCTGGAAAGTAACGATGAATTTTATTATCTATTGGTGAACGATATGGAAGAGCAATTTCTTCACTACCCCACTCAAGAATATTTTCATTCAAATCACAGTATCTCATAAATTTTCTTTCCCAAAGAGATCTGTAAATGATGTTATTAGAATTACCTCTGTATTTTCTTGGGAAAGATGGTTGGTATTTTCCTTTATATGACATCTAAATAACTAATAATATAAGACTCGTATAAGGTATTTAGAGTGCCGAGATCTAAGAAGATATCAGAGTTCAAACCTCTGTTCACTAATTTAGCGCAAACATCACACTATCAAGTTTCTTTTGGTGGTCTCTCTAATGATTTAGTTTCCTATTTGAATAGGAGAGGAATTACTAGAAGATTTATTGCAGAAGATGCTGGATTACTTTGCTCTTCTGCATTTATTCCTGGAAGTGGACTAGCAACTGCTGATGTTGAGGGCAACTTCATGGGCGTGATGGAAAAGTTTGCCCACACTAGAATTTTTACTCAAATTGATTTAGAATTTTATGTTGATAGTGATTACAGGATGCTAAAGTTCTTAGAGCATTGGATGGAATTTGTTAGTAGTGGATCTGGAGCAAATCAAAATCAAGATGGATATTACTATAGAATGAGGTATCCATATGCAGATAAAAATGGATCAAACGGTGGTTACAAGTGTGATAAAACAAAGATAGTAAAATTTGAACGAGATTATAACAGAGAAATTGAATATACTTTCAGAGGAATGTTTCCGATTAATTTATCTTCAACACCGGTAAATTATGAAGCTTCTAGAATCATGAAAGTTAGTGCATCATTTAACTTTGAGCGTTATATTACTGGAAAAGAAACAAGTATTGCAGAGAAACAAGGTGTAAACAACAATAAGGAGAATAATAAACCTAGAGAACTGAATCTTTCTGCGATTGAGCAGTATAGTCAAGTATTAAGTGATGAAGAAAGATTGAAACAACTAGAAATTAATAGGGTCCTCTAACCATAATAAATAACCATAACTGAATTTTTTCATGGGTCAGTATGCCTTTACCAAAGATTAATACTCCAATTTATGAATTGGAAATTCCTTCGATTAAGAAAAAGATTCGATACAGACCATTTCTAGTTAAGGAGGAAAAGATTCTTATCATTGCGATGGAATCTGAAGATCAAAAACAAATTACCAATGCTATTAAGACAGTAATTGGTAATTGTATTTTGAGTAGAGGTATTAAGGTAGAAAACTTATCAACTTTTGATATTGAATATCTTTTCTTAAACATCAGAGGTAAATCTGTTGGTGAATCTGTAGATATTTTAGTAACTTGTCCAGATGATGGTGAAACTCAAGTTCCAGTAACTATTAATCTTGATGAGATTGAAGTTAAAAAAGATCCAGATCATAAAATTGATATTAAACTGGATGAAAATTTAAAAATGAGAATGAAATATCCATCACTCTCTGAGTTCATCAAAAATAATTTTGCAATGGAAAATTCTATTGGTGTTGATGAATCTTTTAAATTAATTTCGTCTTGTATTGAACAAGTTTATAATGAAGAGGAATCGTGGTCTGCATCTGATTGTTCCAAAAAAGAGTTGGATGATTTCATTGAACAACTAAGTTCAAAACAGTTTAAAGAGATTGAAAAATTCTTTGATACAATGCCCAAACTTTCACATACATTGAAAGTTAAGAATCCAAATACTAATGTTGAAAGTGAAGTTGTCCTTGAGGGTCTAGCAAGTTTTTTCGCATAAGTATGGCGCATACTGATCTTGCGTCATACTATCAGATTAATTTTGCCTTAATGCAGCATCATAAATATAGTTTGACAGAACTAGAAAATATGATTCCTTGGGAGAAAGAAATATATCTTACACTCTTACAGCAATACATTGAAGAAGAAAATCTAAAACAGCAGCAAGGCAGTGGCATCTAAACTTTCCAGGAATATTTTACAATCTGCAGCTTTAAGTGGGGTAAATCCTTCTACTGGACAGTATTTGTCACCATCTCAAAGAAAAGCTATTTTTAGAAGAAGTAAAGTAAATTCTGCAAATGTCTTTGCTAGATCTAGCAGTGACTTAGTTGCCGCAAACTCTTCTGCTATTGTAAAATATCAGGATAAATCATCTTCGATTAAACTTGATAAAGTTATTTCATATTTTAAGAGACAGGAGCGTGAGGATAAAAAATTAAAAAAGAGAGAATTAAAACTCTTAAGAGAACAAAAAATAGAGAGAGAAAGACAGAGAGAATTATTAAGAAGAAAGGAAAAAGAGGAAGGACTAGAGGGTGGTTTTGGTAAAAAACTTGCTAAAACGTTAATTGCACCAGTAAAAGCAACTGCTGCAAAAACACAAGGAATATTACAACAATTACTTGATTTTTTTCTTGTCGTATTTGCTGGTTGGTTAACCGATAAAGGTTTATTAGCAATAAAATTAAGTGCTGAGGGAAATACTGAAGAATTAAAAAATTTAGCAGCTGAAGTAGGTATTGCCTTAGGTGCTGTTACAGCAACTCTTGGTATATTGAATGGTGGTTTATTGGGAATTGCTGCAACAATAGGTGGTGTTGCACTTTCAATTGGTGGTTGGTTAGTGACGCAACCATTTAACTTCTTAAAAAACCTTAGAAATGCTGG